GTCGTTCTTCCCTGCCCACTAATTTTCAAACGGGTTTGGAACATGTTTTGAGCATAAACCATGAGGAGCTGTGATGTCTGCTAGCTCTCTCCCCGAAGTAGTCGCTGCTGGTGACCGTCGTGCGTCTCTGGTTGCGTTGCGTGATTTTCTTGCGTCTCAGCTTTTGACTGCTGAGCGTGATGTTCCTGCATTGGCTCGTCAGCTTACGAATGTGTTGGCTGAGATTGATGCTATTCCTGCCCCTTACACGGAATCGAAGTTAGATGACCTCGCAACGAAGCGTGCTAAGCGGCGAGCAGCGGCCTCGGGTTAGTCACGTTCCTGAGTTTGTGTCGTCTGCTGGTGTTGAGGCGGTTGAACTTGCTGCGTCTGCTGGTTTGTTGCTTGATGATTGGCAGCAGTATGCGTTGCATTGTGCGCTTGGTGAGCGTGTTGATGGTAAGTGGTCGGCGTTTGAGGTTGGGCTTGTTGTTGCGCGTCAGAATGGTAAGGGTTCGATTCTTGAGGCGCGTGAGCTTGCTGGTTTGTTTCTTTTTGGTGAGCAGCTGATTCTTCACTCGGCGCATGAGTTCAAAACTGCGTCTGAGGCGTTTCTTCGTATTAAGACGTTGGTGGATAACACGGATGATTTGCGGAAACGTGTTCATAAGATTCGTACTTCTCATGGTGATGAGGGTATTGAGTTAACGACTGGTCAGCGGTTGCGGTTTGTTGCGCGGTCTACTGGTTCGGGTCGTGGTTTTACGGGTGATTGCATCATCTTGGATGAGGCGTATGCGTTGCCGCAGGCTGCGGTTGGTGCGCTTCTTCCTGTTTTGTCGTCGCGTCCGAATCCGCAGCTTTGGTACACCAGTAGCGCGGGGCATATGTCTAGTGATGTGTTGCGTGCTGTGCGTGATCGTGGTGTGAAGGGTGAGGATTCTTCGCTTGCGTATTTGGAGTGGTCGGCGGATCCTCGGTTGTCTTCGGATGACCGTACGGGGTGGGCGCAGGCGAATCCGGCGTTGGGTATTCGTATTTCTGAGGAACATGTTGAGCGTGAGTTCAATGCGATGCCTGAGCGTGAGTTTGTGCGTGAGCGTCTTGGTGTGTGGGATGAGGGCGCGGGTGAAGATTCTGCGTTGAATGTTGAGGCGTGGGCGCGTTTGTTTGATGGTTCTTCGCGTGCGCTTGATCCGGTTTCGTTTGCTCTTGATGTGTCGCCTGATGGTGTGGCTTCTATTGCTTCGGCTGGTCGCCGTTCGGATGATTTGTTGCATGTTGAGGTGGTTGAGAATCGTCCTGGTACTTCGTGGGTGGTGCCGCGTTTGAGTGAGCTTGCGCGGCGTTGGTCGCCTTCAACGATTGTGTTGGATGTTGGTTCGCAGGCTGGGGCGTTGTTGCCTGATCTTGAGCGTGCTGGTTTGAATTTGACGAAGATTAGTGGCCGGGAGATGGCTCAGTCTTCGGTGGCGTTTGCTGCGTTGATCAATAACGAGCAGGTGCGTCATTTGGATCAGGCGCATTTGAATGCGGCGGTTGCTGCTGCGAAGCGTAGGAATCTTGGTGACTTGTGGGCGTTTGGTCGCCGTGGGTCGTTTGTTGATATTTCTCCGCTTGTTTCTTGTTCTCTTGCGGCTTGGGGTTACGCGCAGAATGCGGGCCGTGAGCCTCAGATTGTTGATCTTTGGGCTATGGAAGGCGAGTAGATGCGGCTTTTTTCGCGTGATTCGTTGACTTCGGTGCTTGAGATCGTGGGCGGCTTGTGTGTTGCTGCTGGTTCTTTTGTTCTTTTTGGTCTTGGCGTGGCACTAATTGTTGTTGGTGTGGGCGCGATTGCTGCGGGGTATCTCGCGTCTGGTGGTGCTGAATGAGTTTCATTCGACGGGGAATTGAAGCCCGTGCAGGCGTGAACTATTTCGCTAACACATACAACCCTCTGAATACTCTTTATGGGCAGACTTCACTGTTTTCAACTGCTGGTGAGCGTGTTGATGAGGTCACGGCTCTTGGTATTGCAACGGTGTTGTCTTCGGTGTCTTTGTTGGCTGACACGGTTGCAACGATGCCGTTGGTGGCTACTCGTGTGCAGGCTGATGGTAGCCGTGAGCGAGTGGATTTACCTCAGGTGCTTGCTGATCCTTCTCCTGGTGAAACGAACCGTTTTGAGTTCATTCATACAACGATGGCTTCTCTGGCGTTGCACGGTAACGCCTATTTGCATGTTGCTCGTGGCCGTAATGGTCAACCGATCAGCATGTTGCCGTTGCATCCGTACCAAATGAATGTGATGCCTGGTAAAGATTACAACTCACGGGCGTATTTGCATCTTGGTAATCCGATCCCTTCGGATGAGATGCTGCATATGCGCTGGTTTACGCCACCGCAGTCACTGGTTGGTATTTCTCCACTGTTGCAGCAGCGGACAATGGTGGGTCTTGCGCTTGCTGTTGATAAGTATGTTTCGCAGTGGTACGGCGAGGGCGCGACTCCTAGCGGTGTGTTGTCTACAGATAAGCCTCTAACGACTGAGGCGATGCGTAATTTGCGTGAGTCATGGGAATCTTCTCAACGTAAACATCGTCGCCCTGCGGTCCTTACAGACGGTTTGAAGTGGGAGCCGATTAACGTTTCGGCTGTTGACATGGATTATGTGGCGGTTCGGCAGGAAATTCAGGCTGAATGTGCCCGTATTTTCCGTATCCCACCGTATTTGCTTGGTCTTAAGGGTGATGGGCAGACTTACAGTAATAACGAGGCTGCTTCGTTGAATTTCTTGATTCACACGATTCAACCGTGGATCGCGCGTCTCGAAATCGCGTTTTCTACCTTGTTGCCTGATGGTGTTGATGTGCATTTCGATTCATCTTCACTTTTGCGTCTTGATGCGCTCACAGCTGCGAACGTTGACCGTATCCGCATCTCAACTGGTACACGCACACCGAATGAGGCTCGTGCTGCTCGTGGCGAGAACCCTTACGACGGTGGTGACGAGTTCGTTCAGGTGTTCCAAGGTGCGGCTGTTGATCCTGCTCCGGTGACTGATGGGCCGGTGGCTTTGAATGGCTGAAATGTTTCGCACACCTAAGGCTGTGCTTGCTGAAAATGATCTCCCTGCTTCGTTAACTGCTGTTCAGGTCGCTGAGTTGCGTGACCGTGATGGTGAAACTGGCGCGTGGGCGCGGCGAATTGTTGCCGCTTTTGAATCGCGTGCCGCTGAAGTCAAGGAGACTCGTATGAAAACCCGCGCTATTGGGCCTGATGTGCCTGTTGCTGATGCGCTTGCGGCGTTGCTTGATGAAACTTTCGAGCTGTATATCCGGGCACATGAGGCACATTGGAACGTTGCGGGTACCGATTTCGCGGAGTATCACGCACTGTTTGGCGAAATTTATGACGATGTGTACGGCTCCATTGACCCGATGGCGGAAAACATTCGCAAGGTTGGCTCACTTGTTCCACCTTTGTGCATTGAAGCCCCTGACGAGCGCGTAAGTGATTCTGTTGCGCTTGCTACTGGTTTGCTTGAAAACAATGAGGAACTGCTTGTGCAGATTCGTGCAGCGTTTGATGTCGCTACGGCTGCGGGGCAGCAAGGTATCGCAAACTTCTTGGCGGAACGTCAAGACGCTCACGCTAAATGGTCGTGGCAGTTGCGTTCATCCCTTGGTGTTGCTGAAGTGGGTGAGCCGGTAACGCTCGTTGAAGACGACGAGACTGTTGAGGGTGAACCAATGGAAATGAACGCTGCTGATCTTGAGGTTGAGGCTCGCCGTTCGGCGATTGCGTCAGCTGAGAAGCGCAACATGCCTGCGGAACTTCGTACGGAAACTCGCGCCGATGGTTCAGTTTCGATTCGTGGCTATGCCGCAGTGTTTAACCGTGAAGCCGATGGGTTGCCGTTCCGCGAAATGATTAAACCAGGAGCTTTTGCTCGTTCGTTGGATAACGGTGATGAGTGCTATCTGCTGGTAAATCACAACACTGACGAACTGCCGCTTGCTCGACGTAACTCGGGAACGCTCACGTTGAGTGAGGATGAGACGGGTTTGCTGATGGAAGCAGTGCTTGATCCCACGAATCCTCGTGCTGCTGAAGTGATCAGCGTGCTTACTCGTGGCGATGCTTCAGAGATGTCGTTCGCATTCACTGTCGCACCTGATGGTCAAACCCGAACTAAGGATGGTTTGCGTGAACTGCGTAAACTGAACTTGTTTGAGGTCAGCATCTGCACTTGGGGCGCGTACTCGGACACTTCGGTTGGTTTGCGTTCCGTTGAGAGTGGTGACGATCTTGAACTTCGTCGCCGTCAACTTTCGTTGAAGTTGAAGCAACTCTCTATCTAATCCACCTGCTTTGCAGGTTTGCCCCCGGCGCATCACGCCCCGGCGGTTCATTTATTAACCCAATATCTAGGAGAAAACTATGTCCATGTTGGACTCTCTCCGCGAGTCACGCGCAGCTGCTGCTGCCGAGGCTGCGGAACTCCTCGCGGGCGATGCAACTGCCGAGGCACTTGCTACCGTTGAGGCTCGTCACGCAGAAATTGAAACTCTTGATGCACAAATCATCAAGATTGAAGCAACTGAAGCACGCTCAGCAGAGATCGCTGAAGCACGCGCAGCTGTAAAGGTTCCAGCATTTGGTGGCGCACAGGTCGGGCGTGAGCCAATGACCTACGGCGAACATGGAACGCGTTCATACGTCAAGGACATGATCAATGCGACCCTTCGCAACGATCAGGCTGCTTGGTCAAACTTGAACCGTCACATGGAAGAAGTTCGCGTTGAGGCTCGTACGACCAACGGCATTGACCGCGTTGACGGTACTGGCGGCGAATTCGTGCCACCACTGTGGTTGACCGACATGTACGCAAAGACTTTGCGTCCGGGCCGCGTTACCGCTGACCTCGTTCAGAAATTGGCTTTGCCAGCAGGAACTGACTCAATCAACATTCCTAAAATCACTACGGGTTCGTTGACTGGCATTCAGACGGCTGACAATGCTGCAACAACTCAGCAAGACATCGTTACATCAAGTGTTGCTGCACCAGTTCGTACCATCAGTGGTTACGAAGGTGTCTCAATCCAACTTGTTGAGCAGTCTCCACTTGCTGGCGGTCTTGATCGCATGATCTTCACCGACCTGATGGCTGACTACGACTACCAGTTGAACGCTCAGATCCTTCAGGGCGTTGGCACTGCCGGTCAGATTTACGGCCTTATCAACACTGTTGGTATCGGAACGGTTACCTACACTTCAGGTACTCCAACCGCTGTCGGTATCGGTACCGCTGTCGCTCAGGCAATCAGCACCGTTGCTAAGAACCGTTACAAGGGCGCAGAAGCAATCGTTATGCACCCAAGCATCTGGTACTCACTTGTTGGTGCTTCTGACACTGCTGGTCGTCCACTTGTTGTTCCTAACCAGAATGGTCCTTGGAACGCTGCTGGTGTGAATGATGCACCAGGACAAGCACAGGGTGCAGTTGGCTCATACTTGGGTCTTCCTGTCTACCTTGATGCAGGCATCGCAACTGTGTCTTCACAGCTGCCAATCGTTGTTGCTGCATTCAGTGACACCGTGCTGTTTGAGTCAGGCGTTCGTACTCGCGTCCTTCCAGACGTTGGTTCAGCGAACTTGACCGTTCGTTTCCAGGTATACGGCTACGCCGCTATGGCTGCACGCTACCCATCGGGTATCGCGAAGGTCACCGGCACTGGTCTTGTGCCTATCTCCGGTTACTAAGCCGAATCTCTAACCCTGGTGGGGGCTGCTCACAAGGCGGCCCCCACTTTGGGGGGAGTTTGTTATGAATGACGATGTTTATTTGAAGTCCCTGCACGCGGCGTTGTCCCGCGCTACTGACCAAGGTGAGTTTGAGCAGTTGCTCGCTGAACTTGATCGGTTTATTGATAACCAAGTGAAACGTGCCCGTTGGATTCCATCGAGGGAAACGCGGTAGCTCTCTAGTCGCGATGCCCGAACGGGATGCAGGGCCTGTTTGGGCATCGCTTTTCAAACCCTGCGAACAAAGGCAATCCCTGTGAAAACTCTTGCTGCGATCATTAACACCAACGCATTGTGGGCGCGTTCCGGTTATGGAACTCAGGCGAACCAGTTGTTGACCCGTATGGCTAAGGATGGCCATAGCGTGGCTGTGGCGGCCAATTACGGGCTTGAAGGTACCGTAAGCGACTGGGAGGGTATTCCTCATTTTCCTCGCGGCACGGACGCTTACAGCAACGATGTTATTGGTCCTTATTACGCTGATTGGGCTTCGCGTCATCCGAAGCAAAAAACTTTGTTGATGACGCTTTATGACGTTTGGGTGCTGACTTCATCGGTGTATGACGAGGCATCTGTGGTGTCGTGGGTGCCGATTGATTCGGCCCCTGTCGCTGCACCTGTTGCGGCGTTTCTTCGCAAACCGAACGTGACCCCGGTTGCCATGTCTCAATTTGGTTTTGAGCAGATGGCATTGCAGGGAATTGATTCTGTCTATATTCCGCACGCCATTGACACGAGCGTGTTCAAGCGCACCAAATCGGTTGATATTTCGGTGCAGGGTTCGCTTACTGGCCGCGAGCTGATGGGTATTGATCCGGCGGCTTTTGTGGTGGGTGCGTTTAACGCGAATCAGGACCAGAAACGTAAGGCGTGGCCTGAGGCTTTGCTTGCGTTCTCAATTTTTGCCAAGTCTCACGAGGATGCGGTTATTTATTTACATACTGAACGCGCTGGTGCAATGGGTGGGTTCAAGATGAATGAACTTATTGCCGCGTGTGGTCTTGAGCCGCATCAATACAAGTTTGTGAACCAGTACGCCTACCGCACGGGTATCCCGCCGGAAGGTATGGCTGCGTTGATGAGTGCGTGCGATGTTGGTCTTGCCGCAACGTATGGCGAAGGTTTCGGCCTGACGGTGCTGGAGTTGCAGTCTTGTGGCGTTCGCGTCATCGCTAATGATTTTTCAGCTCAGCCTGAACTTGTGGGTGATGGCTGGTTAACCACTAATCAGGCTTCTTATAACCCTCATTTTCAGAATTGGTGGAAGGCTCCAAACATCAACAGCATGGTTGAGTGTCTTGAGGCTGCTTATGCTGCGCCTCGCGGTCATTCTGATAAGGCTCGCGCTCATGCGGTTAAATATGACGCTGATCTTGTGTACCGGCAGAAATGGCGGCCGTTCTTTGAGGAACAAGCCGCATGATTCCGGTGATGATCGTGCCGATCCTTACCAGGCCCGAACTGCTGCATCGAATGATGAACAGTATTGACGTAACTGTTGATCACCTGGTTGTGATTGATAACGGCATGTGTACCTACGGGCTTGAGGTGCTTGCTGCGCCTCGTGTGCGTAAGTTGACGGTGTTGCAGCTTCCAGCGAATCAGGGTGTTGCGGGTTCGTGGAATCTTGGTATCAAGGTGACACCATTCGCGCCGTGGTGGTTGATTGCAAATTTTGATATTGAGTGGCCTGCCGGGTCGCTTGAGACGTTTGCAAGCATTGCTCGTACTGATGCGCTAGTGCTGTCGGGTGGTTCACCTGAGTGGTGTGCGTTTGCGGTGGGTGAGGATGTCATTGACCGCGTTGGCTTGTTTGATGAGGGTTTGCATCCTGCTTATTTTGAGGACGATGATTTTCAGCGTCGCTGTTATGAGGCGGGCGTGCTGGTTTTGCATTCAAGTGTTGCGGTTGATCATGAGAACAGTTCAACGATCAAGGATGAGAAGTATCACGGGCGCAATAACGTCACGTTTGCCGATAACGCGGCGTTTTATGGCGCGAAGGTTGAGCGTGCTGATTTCAGCTCAGGCACTTGGTCGTTATCGCGTAGGCGGGTGAACTCATGGGATTAGGAACGATGCTTCCCGCGAAGGGCACTGATTTTCGGGATTCGTTGAAGGGCGAGACGGTCTATGTGATCGGTTCGGGTTCGTCTGTTGATCACATTCCGCGCGAGTTTTTCTTTGACAAGTTGTGCGTGGTTGTGAACAACGTGGGGCGTACCTTGAATCTGCCCGTGTACGCCACTGTGACGCATTATCACCGTGATGCGATACATGCAGCCCTTGCGCGTCCTGACCTTCCTGTGATTGCTCCTATGACCGATTTGGGGGCTGGTGGTCCTGAGGCTGCGGATCGCGAACCGGTTGAACGCAACATTTACCGGTTTAACACTGGCGTGCAAATGTTTGGCGGTTTCATCGCTGAGCGTGACTGGCCTACTGATCCGGATACTTTGGTCGTTGGCCCTACCTCACTGCATATGACGATGCACTTCGCGGCCTATACGGGTGCTGCACACATTGTTCTTGTCGGTGCTGATTGCGGCCTGCTTGACGGTGGGTCAAATTTTGCGGGGTACAAAAAGGGCGATAACCCTTTTGATGTGTGGCAGGCAACGCTCGCCGGGGTAGCTAATCAGATACGCGCAACTGGAACCAGCGTGCATTCGTTAAACCCGTTCGTAAATTTTGCCCTTGAAGGTCACTCATTTCATGGGCCGACTGTAAATATCAACTAACTGAATGAGGCCCTGCCGTGTCACATACCGCGCAAATGGATTTTGTGGCACGGGTCAAGGCCCGGTTTCCTGGATTCTTCACTCACCGCAGGGTGCTTGAAGTGGGGTCGTTGAACATTAACGGCACTGTTCGGGACTATTTCACCGATTGCGATTATGTGGGCGTTGATTTAGACAATGGCCCTGGTGTTGATGTTGTTGGCGAGGGTCAGGAACTCAACTACCCAACGGGTTTGTTTGATGTCTCAATTTCTGCTGAATGTTTTGAACATAACCCTCATTGGGTTGAGACTTTCAACAACATGCACCGCATGACCGATGGTCTTGTGATCGTGACTTGTGCGACCACTGGTCGCCCGGAACATGGCACTACTGCTTGTGAACCTTCCTCCTCGCCGTTGACCGTTGACCGTTGGGACTATTACGAGAACCTGACGGAGCAAGATTTCCGCGATTGTTTCGACCTTGACGCAATGTTTACCAAATACGAATTTGCGACAGATGATTTTTTCCATGATCTCTATTTCTGGGGTCTTGTTTCTGAGGAGAACTAATGACGTATGCGTCTCTTACTCAGGTGAAGGCCGCACTGCGAATCACCGACAACGTTGACGACACGATGCTGCAACTGTCACTGAACTCCACAGATGAAGCGATCAACGCTTACTGCGGGCGCACATTCGGTACAGCTGCTGCGGATACGACTCGCTATTACGCCTCAGCAAAAGCCGACTATGTTGAAGTTGATGACTTGCAGAGCATTACCACGGTGGAGTATTCGCGTGATGGAGTGACTTGGCAGACGACCACCGATTACCAGGCTGAACCGTTGAACTCGTTCACTGATGGTATGACTTGGCCGGTCACGCGCCTTCGAGCTGTGAACAATTTCGGCTGGTACAACAATCAGGGCATTCAGTCGGTGAAAATCACGGGCAAGTATGCGTTCGGTTCTATTCCTTCCAGTGTGGTGCAGGCTGCTGTGATGCAGGCTTCGCGCTTGTTTAAACGTGCTGATTCGCCGCTTGGTGTTGCCGGTTTTGGTGACATTGGCGTGATGCGTGTCGGTAAGGCCCTTGATCCTGACGTTGAGGTGCTGCTTACTCCGTACCGCAAACTTCGGGCGGCGTTATGACCACGGTGTCTGAACTTCGTACCGGTCTTGCAACGAACCTTGCCACGATTTCTGGGCTTCGGACTTCAGCGTTCATTCCCGATAATCCTTCGCCACCGATTGCAATCGTGGTTCCACAGCGTATTGATTTTGATGACGCTATGGGTCGGGGGATGGACACTTACGAGTTTGACATTGTGGTGATCGCTAACCGCATGTCGGAGCGTACGGCACAGTCAACGCTTGATGCTTTCTGCAACCCGTCTGGGTCGCGGTCGGTGAAAGCAGCATTGGAATCAGATAAAACGCTCGGGGGCAAGTCTTTTGACCTTCGAGTTACCGACATGAGTTCATATACGGCTCTTGCTCTCGGTGAAACCACTTACTTAGCAGCCACTTTTTCGGTGACTGTTATCGCTCAATAGGAGAGGCAAATCATGGCAAAAACCATTCTTACTGACGTTAAGGTGACCATCAATGGCACCGCGTTCAGCAACCAGGTAAAGCAGGTTGAACTTAACGTTCAGGCTGATGACAAGGAAGTCACCGCTTTTGGTGACACTTGGAAAACCCACATTGGTGGTTTGAAGTCCGGCTCAGTGAAGCTTGATTTCTTCCAAGATTACACAGCAACCACGGGCCTTGAGGCTGTTCTTTGGCCTTTGCTTGGCACGCTGGCAACTGTTGTTGTTTCA